GAAAAATTGAAAAAGAATTGGATGAGACAAACACATGAAACAAGGCATACACAAAGATATTACAAACGCAGATTATCATGCAGAAACAGGGGTTAACGCTTCCTTCTTAAAGTTATGGATCACCAAGTCACCGTTCCACGCGATGCATAACCAGTTTACATTAGCCAAACATATTGCCGACACAGGAACAGCGGTGCACAGCGAAGCATTAGAGCCAGAGTTAGGCAATGTTTTGGTCTCAGATGAGAAGTCACGCGCAACAAAAGCTTTCAAGGAACTCGATGCACTAGCCCAAGCGCAAGGCAAGGTTGTTCTGCCCCGTAAAGACTATGACATGGTCAAGGGGATGGTGCATGGCGTTGAAGCTGACTATGGCGAAATCGTAGGCGGTTTGATGAACGATCACCATTGCGGCAAGCTTCTACAGCAAAAAGATAAGCAAGTGGAGCATAGCTACTTTGTAGAGCATCCTGGCACTGGCCTCTTGCTGAAATGCAGACCAGACATTTATTCGCCAAAGCTGCAAGTCATGGGAGACGTGAAAACAGCCGCACAAGCTGACCCCAGAAATTTCGGCAAGGCCATTTTTCGCTTGGGATACCACTACCAGGCTGCACACTATTTGCTTTGTGCCAAGCTTTTAGAAGTAGAGGTGCAATACTTTGGATTTCTAGCCGTAGAGAAAGAATGGCCCTACCCTGCGCACTTCCACACGCTTGACCAAGAAGCATTGGAATACGCAACAAACGTTGTTGAAACAGCATTAACCGAAATCGCAGAAGCAAAAGAAACCGGCAAGTACGATACGCGTTGGGGAAGCTTCTCGATGCATAACCTACCCGATTATCTAGACCAATAAAGGAGACAAACACATGGATTATCGACTCACAAACGTCAAAGCACTTTGGCCAAAAATAGACCGCGCACATAAGTTTGACCCGACCCCTACAGAAAACAGACCCAAAGGTGGCAGTGTTCCATGCGATGCAACTGACCCAGACGGCAAGTACGAAATGCACGTAATTATGTCTGATCAACAAGCAAAAGACCTAGCAAACACTATGCGTAAAGCTTGGAAAGAAAGCGATAAAACAAAAGCAGAGCCGTTTTACGCAACAGACATAGAGGACATATTTCCGCAAAACGAAGATAATACAGGACGTATCGCCAAGCTCGTCAAAAAGACCTACCAAGACGCCAACAGTAAGCCACGCCAATATATGAAGGACGGCAGCAAAGCAGCAGACGATTTTCAGCTAACAACCAATAGCACTATACACGTTATGCTAAAAATCTATCCTTGGTCATTTGCAGGTAAAACAGGGGTGCAGCTACGTCCAGAGGGTGTGATGGTAGTTGAACTTGCAGAACGTGAACAGCAAGAGCAAAGCAATCCATTTAACGACCTTGTTGAGGCACCAGTTGATCCAATAGCAAACGAATTTGCAGACTTGCTAAACGGCAAAAAGGATAAACCAAAGGCACCTAAAAAGTCAGCTTTTGGCGATGATCTTGGCAAAAAAGAAGAGAAAGTTGATTTAGACGATCTTGAAGATGAGATTCCTTTTTAGAGGTGCATCATGTTTGAAAGCAAACGCAGAGAGAAACTATACCCAACTGATCCAAGTGAGCTTGCAAGCGACAAACAGCTTTGGAAAATAAATCAACTAACGATGCAAATAAGCAATGCAATTGTGCAGATAGAGGAGCAAGGCGGTAGATCATTTATGGATGTTTATTGCGATACGATGCGAATAAACTTGCCGATCACAAAGCGAGACGCATGGAAAGCAATCGACGCATTAAAGCAAGATTTAGATTATAAACAGCGTACATTAGAGCGTTGTAAAGCTGATGCCTGACTACGAGCAACCATATTGGTCAGAATGGTCAGACAGGATTATCACCAGGTATAACATGAAGAAAGTGTCTGGTGGTAATGCTAATGCTGAATATCATGGCCCATGCCCTTCATGCGGTGGCACAGACAGGTTTCGCATCAACGAATATCAGAACCTTGTCAAAGTGCATTGCAGACAGTGCAACGACTTCCGTAGCATCACAGATGAGATGAAGCACGACGGCGTGTGGCCTGTTTTTAAACAAGAAAATGCGTTTGAGCATAAACCAACTGCAAGCGATTTTGAAAACATAATTAAGCTAAAACCGGGCAGCAATATGAGCACTTACATTGAGGCAAAACAAATTGAGCTAATAAATGCAGAGCTAGATGGTGATACGGTTGTAATCCCTCTCTATAATTTTGAGCAAGAGGTTGTTGGGCATCAAAGAATATCACCCAATGGGCTAAAGAAGTTTAACAAGGGTCTCGTCAAAGATCAGGCTTTTGGCGTTATAGGTACGCTTACAGGCGATTGTACAGCATGGGTGACAGAAGGTTATGCAACTGGGGTGAGCGTGCACATGGCGTTAGATCAGCAAGTGCCAGTGATTTTTGCGTTAGACGCAGGCACGCTGCCCAAGATTTGCAATGCGTTCGCTGTACAATGGCCAGATATTACGTTGCAGATTGCAGCAGATAATGATACGCCAGGGATCGCAGCCGCTAAAGCTTCACAGAGGCAGTATGCACTTCCCGTAATACAAGGTGCAGATTGGAACGATATACACGTTAGCCAAGGGCTAGACAGCGTAAAACAAGGCTTACAGCGGCTGCACGATGCATGGGTAGAAAAGCCCAAGCCCAAGCTATTCACGCATATAGATGATCTCGTCATACAAAAACCAGATTGGCTCATAGATGGCCTCATAGAACGCGATACATTAGCGATGTGCTTTGGTGCATCAGGATCAGGTAAAACGTTTCTAGTGCTCGATATGGCGCTCTGTATAGCCACCGGCAAGCAATGGAACGAACATAACGTTAAACAAAGCAGCGTGTTCTACCTCTGTGGCGAAGGGGGCAACGGACTCACAAGGCGTGTCGCAGCATGGAAAAAACACCATCAAATAGAAGATGGGCAAGCGCAATTCTATAAAAGCAATCGTGCCGTCATACTGAGTAATGAACAAGCCGTTGCAGAGCTAGAACAGGCCATAGATGAACTGATTGACCAAGCGGGAACACCGGGGCTTATCATCGTTGATACATTAGCAAGGGCGTTGGGCGGGGCTGATGAGCGTTCTGGTGTGGACGTTAACTTGCTCATCATGGCGTTAGACCGGTGTAGAGATAAGTATAAAGACTGCACGGTGCTGCTGGTGCATCACACGGGGCATAGCAACAAAGAGCGTGGCAGAGGGGCGTCAGAGCTAACAGCAAGCCTAGACCATGAGTTTCGCGTTGAGCAAGTCGGTGATGATGAGCTTGCCAAGGTCGTGATGACGTGGACGAAACAAAAAGATGACGCTTTCCCAGAGGCCATGGCGTTCAGCAAACTACCCGTAACACTAATGACGCCAGATATGTTTGAGGTGAGCAGCATTGTGCTTGAGGCAACGGCAGATGTGCCAAACATGAGCGGCAATGGAAGTGGCATGAGTAAGTCACAACGCGCCGTGATGGGCCTGTTTGATGAACTGCAAGAACATGATGAAGTTGAGAGAGACAGGCTGCGAGATGAGTACTTGGATCGGTATGCCACGGACAACAGAAGGAATGACAGAGCGCGGTTTAACAGGGTGCTAACTGGCCTCATAGAACTGCAAAAAGTAACCCAAAAAGAGGGGGTGGTTAGGCGGTGTGATGAGGGGTGACACGCGACATGACACGACATTTTTCGACATTTTTGTGTCGTGTCGAAGTCGAGCGAAACGACATGCTATAAATCGCCCCCCTTTAGGGGGGCGTTATGCGTGTCGCGTTCGATGTCACGAATGTCGATGTTTTTAGGGGATTGGTCTGATCTTGATGAGAATGAGTTTTACCAAGCTTTGCAGACGGTCAGATCAATTGCTGAGTTGGAAGGCGTTGCCAATCGTCGGCGTGTGTTGCGCAACCCTAACCTCTCGACGTGGAGTGAGGCGCAAAAGCAAATCATTCTCCAACGCAAGTATGAGCTAGAACGTGATGGATGAGGAAATGCTAAAAAAGCGAATGATGACGTTTGAACGAAAACGTGCACGGCTGGGTTTACGTGCAGCCTTGCCCGATGACAAACGACGGCGCGTGTGGAGAGAACCGCTAACAAAGCCAGAGCTACACATTCTCGACTTCATGCGCAGCCACGGCGTCATCACAGCAAAAGATCTGGCTGGCGCATTGGATGAGGAGTTGAAAGACGTGATGCAAGTGTTGCTGAGTTTAATAGATCGACAATACGTCAAGGTAGTCAGTGAAAGAGGCTACGCAAAGTATCGAGCAAGAACAAAGGATGAGATAGATGAACTACAAGAAAATCTTCAGTAAGGCCGAGCGTATCGTTCAAGAACGTCAGCAGAGCTACGGAGACGCACGAGAAATGCACCAAAGCATCGCAGATAGGTGGAACAACGTGCTAAAAGAAAAGCTCACTCAGGGAGTCTCTCTGTCAGCCTACGACGTGGCACGCATGATGGCAGAACTGAAGGCTGCGCGGATGGATGACAATGGGTTTCACGAAGACAGCTTGATTGACCAGATTAACTATTTGGTGATCGCCTATCGTTTAGCTGGTGAAGATGCATCAGTTTTTCAGTGGGATGACTAATTGGTGTATGATGGCAGTGCAGAAGCTTTTCTGTGTTTGTCTGAGAGTAAACGTTGTGTTTCTCCCTGCGTTGCTCCAACTAAGCAGTGCCAAGGTTTCTCCTCCAGTATGGCCTTGGTGCTGCTTTTTTTGTGGTGAAACCGCGTGAGCACACTAGCTCAATCTCGCACGCGCACGCGACCCCCTTTTTGCCGTTGGTTATGCATTTTGCGCAACCCTTTGGCACGCCACAAGCTATGCATATTTTGCACAAAGTCTCACAAATCAGCTAAGTCATTGATTTTACTACAAATGCAAATTCCCATAATAATGATTATGTTAACAAAAAGCCAAATCTTGGCAAAATCGAGCGCAAAAACCCCCCCCCGCCCTCGGCTTTTGGTGGGTGTGTCTGTGTGTAATCCCACACACATTCTGCACCTATTTTTGCCCCCCCGCACCCCTATCGTATAACTTGACCATAACACGGAGAAAAAATCATGCCTGGCAGACCTAAACGACGCGCAGCGAT